AAAAAGGTACTAAAAAAATGGTCAAGAGACCTTTCTTGTGGACTAATAAAAAAGATAATAAATCTTATGCTAATTATATTGCAAAATATATAGTAGGTGATGTATAATGGATTTAGTCACGTTATTAGGAAAAATTGAGAGCTTAATAGAAAAGAATAACACAACTACGTCAAGTTATGATATAAGTAGTGGATTAAATGAAAGGGTTGTTGGATTCTTGAAAGGCACTGACGGATTGTCTGGGCGAGCCAGTATTCCTAAGAATTTATATCCATATGTTTTTACAGAATTAGTAAGTAAAGAGGAGGACTTTGCACAAGTTGGCAATAGCTCTAATAGGGACACCGTTACTCAGTTCAGGGTTATACCTGTTACTGATTATGGGTTAGGAAGCACAGTCGGTGCTTCAGAGGGCTTAGAGGTTGCTGATTTAGAATTGATTAAGTTAGCTCAAAATATAGAGAATTTATTGAGGGCTAAGATTTCGTTAAGTTCGACAGTAGATCATATTTTAATATCAAATACGGAATATGGTACAATTTTTAAAGAACCAAAAACCTATAATGCGGCAGCAACAATTAACTTAGAGGTTACGTGGTTACAAACATAAGGAGGAAGAAATGGGGCTAAGTCAACAGGAAGTATTAAAACAAAGTGAAGGCGCTCTTGCGCAATGGGAGGAGAAGTGGAGGAAACATTCTAAGATTAATGGTGAAATATTTAAAGAAAGAGGCGTTAGACAGAGGGAATTAATGTTTAAGGGTATTGGCAAGACAGGTTTATTGATTGCTTATGCTCCGAGTTTAGAAGATAACATTGATATAGTTAAAAAATATAAAGACAATGATGGGCTTGAAATTATCTGTGTCGATAAGGCTTTTAAATCGTTAGTAGATAACGGAATTATTCCTGATTATGTTTTGTTGTGTGATGCTGGTGTAGATTATAATAAATGGCTCAAGCCTTGCATTGACAAAACAAAGAATGTAACATTACTATCTAATATCAATGGTAATCCAGATTGGACTTCTAATTGGAAAGGGCCTATTAACTTTTTTGTAAATAAAGACAATATTCAATCTGAAAAAATATTTAGTGGGATTTCAGGATGTACAGATATAATACCAGCAGGCTCGAATGTCGGGAATAGTGTTGTGATATTTGCTGGAGGAGTATTAAAATACGATCAATTCTTATTGTTAGGGTATGATTTTTGTTGGGGGGACGATGACAATTATTATGCTTTTGATGATAGTGATAAACGGTATTGGATGAAGCAATTGAACGCTATAGATAGTTCAGGACGGATGGTGTCTACATCAAGCAATCTTTTATTTAGTAGTCGATGGTTAGTCGACTTTTATAAAAGCGTTATTTATCCATCTGGAGCTAGGTTATATAATTGTAGCGGTAAGGGTTTATTAGGTGCTGTTCCTATGGTTGATTTGGAGAAGAAATTATCTAAAGTTAAAAAAAGAGAATTAAATCCAATGGAAAAAGAAATGATATTAAATAGTAAGGTTCAATCTGTTATTATTGACGAGAGAAATGGTGGAGAGAAAAAATTAAAAGAAGTTATGGAGAAATATAATATAAAAAACGTACAAGTGAATTATATTCCAAAGGAGGAAATGGCATGGCTAAATTAAAATATATAGACTATAGGAAAATAAGATTTCCTAAATTAGTTAATTATAAAAATGGTGTTTATTTACCAAATGAAGATAATATTATTGAAGTTACAGAACATGAAAAGAATGCATTATTAAAGAGAAAAAATGGAATAAATCCATGCTTTGAAGAGGTTAAAAAAATAAAAAAGAAAGAAGCAGAGCCAATTAATATTGGTGAAGTTGATGGAGGTGATTTATGAGTTTAGGTGGAGCAACAGTTCGACATGGTTATAAATCTTGGCTAGGTTGCGCAGAGGAAGTGGCTTATGGCACTAGGATAACCGCTACATCTTATATTGAATTTTATAGTGAAAGTCTTAAACAGAACAGAGAACCGATCATATTGGAAAGTGCCAATACAAGTAGAGATGCTACAAGGTTTTTACAGGGTAATGAAATGGTTGAAGGTTCGTTAGAAATGGACTTAAATGTTGCCGAAGATTTTACTGTCTATACTTTAAAACAAGTCATGGGCGGTACGGTTTCAAGTGCTACGATTACCGCTGGGGCGGTCGCCCATACTCTTTACGCAGGAGATATGGAAAGCAACCAGAGCAGTGCAGGCGCAGCTGACACGAAAGGATTGAGCTTTAGTGTTCAAAGAGACGATACCACTACAGGTCAATGGCATTATAGCGGATGTAGAATGAATGGTATTAATATAGTTGGTGAAAGTGGTCAACCTGTTAAGTTTACAGGAGAAATAATTGGTAAAACGGCAACAATTACAGCGGAAACTCATACGGTTAGCTTTTCTAATTATAGACCATTACATTTTACAGGCATAAGTATTACAACTGGTGATAGTATTACAAATTTAAGTTCTACTTGTATTATAGGGTTTGAATTCAGTATGGCTAATAACTTAATTAATGATGCTAATGCTAGATGTCTAGGTGATAGAACAGTGAAGAAACTTCCTGCAAGTATGCGAGAAGTCAATTTGAAACTTACAATGAGATTTGATACAACTACAGCTCATGATAATTTCTTAGCTCAAACACCGATAGCAGTTAAAATCTTGATGGATGGTCAAAGTATTACAGCTGGTGGTTCGAATTATTCGATGTTTATTAATACGCCAACTTGTTATTTGACAGATAGTCCTGATCCAGAGATTAGCGAAATGGGTATTATAACACAAGATTTGAATTTCAGATGTTTGAAATCTAATACGACTACAGGATATAGTGTTCAAATGCAAATAAATAACGCAACAGCAAATTATTAAAGGGAGGATAGAAATGAAATATGCTAATCTTGATATAGTGAGTGGGGAAAAAAGAAAGATTACTCTTAACAAGGTGGACTATATTGTTCCAGCTGAAATACCTGTAAAGAAAATGGTGAAGTGTCAAAAATGTTGTCAGGATTTTTCAGTGAAACCAGAACAACCTGAACTGTTAGAATATTTTATGAAGTCTTTATTTGATATTTTAACAATAGAGCAACCTGATTTAAATTATGATAATTTTGATATGAAGCCAACAGCAATGACTGCTTTATATAATTTCCTTTATGCTGGGATTTCACCTGAAGAAACACTAAAAGCTATTAACGATGCTATGAATGAAGTCAAACCTGAATTAAAAAAAAAGGAATGAAGTTAGTTGAAAAAGAGATTGATTATTTTATGATAATCGTTGATTTTTGTAAATATTATATTCAGTACAAGTTTAGTGATGTTCAAAATATGGCTTGGAATGTTTTTATTAAAATGTTAGAGTTAAAAAATAAAGAGTTGGAAAAAGATGGCCGAAAAAGTTAATATTATTATTACCGCAGAAGGCAAAGCAGCTGTTAACATCTTGAAAAAAGTTAATAAAGAATTAGGCGTTACTACGAAGCAAGGTAAAAAAACAGAAGGCGCTCTTGGTCGTTTGAAAAAAAGTTGGTTAGGTGTGACTGCTGCTGCTGTTGCTTATGGGATAGTTCTTAAAAAATCTGTTAAATCGGCTAGTGACTTACAAGAGGCAACGGCTAAATTTAATACTGTTTTTGGCTCTTCTGAAAAAGTCTTAAATAGTGCTAGTTCAGCTGTTGAAGACCTTGTGAAAGTTTATGCTATGTCAACTAGAGAGGCACGCCAGAATTTATCTGCTATGCAAGATTTATTAGTGCCAATGGGAATGATCCCAGATGCCGCTGCTGAAATGAGTGAAGGTGTTGTAAAGTTGTCTGCTGATTTGGGTTCATTTAATAATATTCCAACAGCGAATGTAATGGCTGATATGCAGAGTGCTCTAGTGGGTAATTTTGAAACAATGAAAAAATATGGTGTTGTTTTGAATGCTACTTTAGTACAACAGGAAGCAATGGCGCTAGGATTAGCTAAAACTAAAAATGAATTAACGGCATCAGATAAGGCGCAGGCAGCTTATAATTTGATTTTAAAAGGAACTAAAGCAGCTCAAGGTGATATGATAATAACAGGTGGATCATTCGCCAATCAAATGAAGTTTATGAACGCAGCTGTTGAAGATTTGACGGCATCTTTAGGGGCTATTTTATTACCGTTATTAACTCCGATAGTTGCAGGTATTGCAGCAGCAGCCAGAGGTTTTGCCAAGATGCCTACTCCTATAAAAGTTGTAGCGTTAGCATTACCTGCGTTAGCTATAGGAATAAAAGTTGTCACAGTTGCTTTAGGTGCTATGAACTTTAATCCGATTATTGCAAGTATAACAGCCTTAGTTGCTATTGTTATTGGTGTAACGGTTGCTATAAATAAATTAAGTTCATCAGCAAATAGCGCTAATGCAATACTTAAAGAAATGGAAATAGTAGAGGCAGCCAATGCCGATATAAAAAGACGATTGATTTTACTGACTAATGAACAAGCAGAGGCAGAAAGGAATCGTGATGAACAATTAGTACAGGCTTTTGAAGGTGAAATAAGTAGAAACCAAACAGCATTACAAGCTAATCAAGCGACAATGGAAGGATTAAGGGCGAGATTAAAAATTAAAAAAGAAATGGAAGCACAAAGTAAAACGGCTGCTATAACTGAAGAAAAAGTAACAACACAACAAATCGCATTACAAAAACGAATGCAAAAGGAATTATTTAAAGCTCACGATACGACATTAGCTTTAGAAAAAATTAAAACTAAAAAAATAAAAAAATCACAAGATACGAGATTGCAAGATTTTCAGTCTTTTTCTTCTCATATGTCGGGAGCTGAAAATTCACAAATAAAAGCGAGTTGGGCTATATGGAAGGCTTCGGCTATTGCTCAAACAACTATTAACACTTATAAGGCAGCGACGGCGGCTTATGGTGCTATGGCTGGTATACCCATTGTAGGTCCAGTTCTAGGTGGTATAGCGGCAGCTGGTGCAGTAGCATGGGGTTTAGAGCAAGTTCATAGAATATCGGCAACACCTCCACCAGCAGCGGAAAAAGGAGCATTCATTCCAGGTAGTACCGATGGTACTTTAATACAAGCTGGAGAAAAAGGAAAGTCTGAAGCAATTGTCCCTTTAGAAGATTCAGACGTTATGGATCAAATAGGCAATGTTAATGTCATTTTTAGTGGACCTGTTTTTGGTACTGACTCTGATGAACTAGCAGAAATGATAGATAGTAAATTATATTTAATGAGACAAAATAAAGATTCTAAATTTGCGGAGGCAATAGAAACATAATGAATATGGAATTTTTATATGTAAATGAAATTAACACAACTAGTATGATGAGTGTTACTACCGGTACAGACACGGCGCAATATTTATTCGATAGAAGACCAGAGAAACAATATCAAAGTAGTGGTGATGCTAGTGATTCGACAGCAACAACTATAGACATTACTTTTTCAGAGACGATTACAACAGATAGAATATTATTGCAAAACATGAATTTAAAAGACTTTACTATATATTATAATGCGACTACTACAAATCAATTTGTACCTCAAAATGCACTAACTGCAACTTCCGATTGGAGTTCTAATTCTGAAACATCATTATATTTATACTTGTCGTCATTAACAGCTATTACATCTTTGAGCATTGTGGCTTCGGCAACAATAGTGTCGGCACAAGAAAAGAAAATAGGTCAATTATGGATAAATAGCCAGATTACTCAATTACCTAATAATCCTGATTCAAAAGGATATAAAGCTGCATTGCCGAGAAAGGAATTTCCACACTCGATGAGCGATGGAGGAACAGCTCTTTATGTCTTGCAAGAAAATTATAAAGCTGATGTGAAATTATCGTATCAAGGTAGCACTATAACTAGTGCGCTGAAAGATTTGTATGATTTATGGTCTCCTTTTGTTGTGACTCCTTTTCCTACTGGCACTTCATGGGACAGTAAAACATATGAGGTTGTTTGGGTTGGAGTGTGGGATTTCGAACAATATAGCGATAATTATATAACAAATGGAACTAAAGGAATTCTAAGATTGCGTGAAACACCTAAATAAAGGAGGTATTATATGGAATATGTATACTCTGGAAATTGCCCTAATTGTAATGATATTATTAAATCGACAAAAGGGCAAAACATAGGTTTTGATAAATCAATTAAATTATATTGCAATAAATGTGACATAACTTTTGATTATAGTCGTTATGTAGATTTAAATAAGGTTGCGAGGATATAAATGGGACTTGAAACAAGTTGTTCGTTATGGCAACAATTCGAGAACGGCTCACTTTCTTCTAGTATAGGGCCTGACGGTACAGAGTTAGGATCGCCAACTTATTCACCTGTTAAATTTAATAATGGTATATTTGTAGATGCTAATAGTGAATGTGCAGAATTTCCGTTGACCTTGACTAATGCAGGTGTTATGGAGTGGTGGATCAAGTTAGACGGATGGAGTATTACTAATGGTACAGGATCGCTTAATTATTGTAGATTATTTCATTTTGTAAATCCTACTATGACCTCACAACCTTACATACAATATTATAATGGATTTGGTATATGGCATTGGAGCGGAAACGGCGTTACTACTAATTGGTTTTTTAATGGGTCGGAACATGACCTAGCTAATGCTACATTAGCACATTTAATGTATGTTTGGGATATAAATGGTATAGGTGGTGGTGCGAACATAAGGAGGGTTTATATCAATGGAACATTGGTTGACTCTTCTAATGCTTCTATAGGTTCTGTTTCTGGTGACAATGTTAATGCTTTACATTTTGGAACAAGTGTTGACCATATATTTCCGTCAAGAGCATATCACGATAACTTGAAAATGTATATGATGAATGCTGTTAGCGAACAATTTATATTAGATGTTGTTGCTAATATGAATAATGAAGCATTTTTAGGAGCGCCTCAAAATGTAGAGGCATCGGATGGAACATATCCTAATAAAATAGAAATTACTTGGGATAGTGTAACTGGTGTAGATACTTTTTCTGTTTTAAGATCAGATAGTGCCACTGGTAGTTTTTTGACTATTTCCTCTTGGCAGACCGATACGAGTTATGATGATAATAATGTTGGTCAAGGGACTTTTTGGTATAAAGTTCAATCAAGAGATACTTCTGGAACTGAAGGAGAGCTGAGTGATTCGGACTCTGGGTATGAATTTGGCATTATAAATAAATTGATTGGTAAAAGTAAATCTAAAGTATTTAGAAGACTATGGATGAAAAGGAGAATTAATGGTGTTTACGAAGCAAGTTGGCAGAAAGTTCCTGACAGATATATTATGAAATTTGGAACAATAAATACTACGATAGATGATATAAAGCCTAATTTTTTAAAATACTCTGGGTTGACTTTTCAAGTACAGAACGATGAAGCATATTTTAGCGAAGTGGATAATAATAAATCATTTTTTAATACAGCTGATAGCCGTTATAGAACAATGGTTAAAATAGAAGCAGGTTATATTGATACTGATACATCAGAGTATCCCAGTAATCCAAGTTTATATATTGGCATTCTTGGTGAAGATATGAATACAACCGAAAGAAATGAAATTTCTTTTAAGACAAAACATATAAGTGGCATATTTGATGAAGTTCCTGCGTCGGATATTTCTGGTTTTGGAGCAACATTAACGGCAAGTGAGGTAATGACACAAATAAAAAATCATACAGATGGTGCTGGAAATGCTATATTTCAAAATTATATAACAGTAGGTGGATGGTTTATAACATCTACAACAGATTATTATGATATGAGTACAAACTCTACACTACAAGGAATAAGTTGTTGGCAATTAATGAGGAATCTTGCAGAGGCAGAAAATAAAATAATGTATATCGATCTTGTTGGAGATTTTTATTTTACAGACAAAGTATCCGGTAATAGTAACAGTAGCTTTCATTTTCATGGATTAGGAGATACTGAAAGGTTGTATGGTCATAATGTAAAAACTAGAATTAAAATAGATGACGGATTAAATAAAGTTTTTAATAGAGTTTTGGTTAAATCTCAAAAAGCAGAGACATTATCTAGTTATTCTATAAAAAGCGAAAATTGGACTTGGGGCGATAGTTCTAGTAGTTATATTCATGGTGTAAGGACTTATAAATATAAAAATATATGGATTCAGAATTCAACTACTGCCGATGATATTGCCGAAAGAATTTATGATGAATATAAAAACCCCAGAAAAGAAATACATATCACGTCTAAATTTGTGCCTCAATTAGAAGTTAATAATATTGCAAGTATGAAATATTCGACAAAAGTCAATGAAAATCCTGATAAATTATGGAATTATGTCTTATGGGATAATTTCACCTGGGGCGAAAATAGTGGATTTAATGTTGATATAAACGGTGAATTTAGAGTAATAAAAATGAGTCATAATTTAGATACATTTGAAAGTAAAGAAATATTGAGGGAAATATAATGCCATATACACCAATAATCAAGGGGGCTACAGGAACAGCCGATATAATAAATAATAATTTTCAATATATCGGGGACGGTACAAGGTTGCCGATGATTGGAAATTCTTTAACGAGTACAGATAGTGTATTAGATTTAGGTTCTGATACTTACAGATTTGGAAAAACTTATTTAGGTGATATTGATAATATTGACGGATTAAATAATTCGTGGTATTATTTAACAGGTGCTATTGATGTAACAGGCAGTAGCTATAAATTTACAGGACTTAATGGTGATGCAGATATTATGTATAAAATATTAATAGCATTCAATCCTAATGCTGCTGGATGGAGGACATTTCTTATAAATGATGATATTACCACTGTTTATGGAGATCAATTACTTGAAGGAGAAGGCGTTGTTGATGGTGATAGAAATGGTTCTATAGCAGGCATAAAATATGGTGATGGTGCTGGAGTGAATGATATATCATATGCTCATATATTATTATATGCGAAAACTGGATATCCCAGAACTATTATAACTGAAATATTGTCCCGTTCAAAAAATGCTACTACAGGTAGTATTCATGTGAATAGCGCTATATGGAATAATACAACTGACACAATAACATCATTAAATTTTTTAGGACTTTCAGCACAAACAATAAGTTCAATACGAATTTGGGCGAGGAGGTAATATGCCTTTTAACTGGATATATGCAAGTACAACAACTGATGCAGGTGATATGAATGATAATTTTCAGCAGATTGGGTCGGGATCAAGGTTGCCGACAAAATTAGATACAAATGGTGCATCTTTTACAAATAGTGTTTATGATCTAGGTAGTGGGACTTATAGATGGAACACTTTATATACAAATGATGTTGATTTTGATGGTGATTGCACAAACATATGGCAACGATTATCAGTTGTTGCTATTGCAAGCGCAACAAATAGAATCCAATTTGGTTCAACTTCGGGGTCGTCTTTAAATGGAGACACAGATATTGCTTATAGAATGATCTATAGGATGGTGTATGCAGAACAAACAGCGGTCACTTATCTTTTGTTCCTTGGTACATCCGCTGGAGCTATATCCTCATCAAGTTATGGTCTATCATTAGTATCAGGTGTAGCTGCAACAGCAACCGCAGATATAACAACAACAGCAGGATTTTTATTAGGCAATACTTCTAATCTAACATCTACCTCACAACTAACATTTGGAGAGTTAATTTTATATACAGAAACTGCTAAAGAGAAATTAATACAAATAACATGCATGGATGAACAATGTTCAGATACATATATTGGTAGAGTGTCTAAAATAGGGGGCATTCTTAATAGTATTGGAGATACAATTACTAATATAGTCTTAACGGCTGGAACTACAACAGGGTTTGGAGTTGGTACTTATATTGAATTATGGGTAAGGAGGTAATATGAAAAAGGATAAGGTGGAAATTATAAAAACTAAGAGAGGAAAAGAAAAAATAATAACTCAGCCTAATGGTATTAAAGTGATTATACTTCAAAAGCCTAATATTGAATATCGAAAAAAGATGGATAAAATTAAAGCTGAACATGTTAAAATTTTAGATATTAAAAATAAAAAAAGAGCTGAAAATAAATTAATTAAAGATGAAATACGACAAATAGCGATTGAAAGACTTAAGGAAAAAGGGAAATTATGACGCAAAATGACTCTAAGAAAATTGATGATCTTATAAAGGAATTCAAAGAGCTAAAGGTCTTATTATTAGGCAATGGAAAACCAGGTATATTTGAACGAATAAGGAATCTTGAAACCACTAGAAGAAAGTTTTTTAATATTCCGAACACGATTGATTCCGCATTTAAATTTATAATTAGTGCAAGTGCAATTTGGATTATATTTAAAGAGTTCCTTAAAAAGAAATTTGTTGGGGGATAATATGGGAGATAGAATAACCATTAGTCAAGCAAGCAATATGTTACGAACTTTATGCAATCCAGTCTCGAAATATATCAAAGGTTTGGACATTAAGAATATAGCTAAACATGATATTGAAAATGATTTGTTAGGTTTATTTTTAGATGTATGGGAAAAGCAAGGATTTATTTTTAATGGCGTAAAAAAATCGAAATAATTTTTTATAACAAAGCCCCTACTTTTTCATTTCTACTCCTAATGGCGGTAGCTCCTCCCTTAAGCTACCGTCATTTTTTTATGCCTAATCTTTACGGAGAAGCCCTGTAGCGCATTATATAGCAAAATAGGTACCAGACGTTGGCTGCTATAATATAGTCGGTTTTTGGTAAATAAAAAAATCTTCAAAAAACATAAAATAATACTTGACTTTTTAAAAAAACAGTGTATATTATAATAGTAACCTTGAATGGTTATGACAGTACGGCGTGGAAATCAGTTCAAAGGAGTAATCTATGTTAATAAAAGAATGTATGTTTTGTAGTACGGTTTACGGCAAAATTGAAAGTCCATCAAACGGTGTAAGTCATGGGATGTGTGATGTATGTAGTGGCATTTATTTTGACGAATCTACATTGAACCCTTTAATGACAGCTACTACTTTATGGATGGAGGGTTTATTCGTATGAAAAAATTCCAATGTAAGTTTTTAGAAAAAGATGTGGTGATTAGTGATGACAACGAATGCTTCGACTGTTGGCGAAAGATGCAAAAAGACTTTTCAATGATAGGAATAAACTCACGTCCTGAATGTCAACGAAAACATGAGGAGGAGAGTGATGAAAAAAGTAACGCTTAAAAATCTTAACAAATTAGAGGCTTGCGAAGAAGCTGTAGAATATTTCAAAGATAATATGAAAAATATTGACATTGTACCATATATCAAGTTGTTAATAAAAAAAGATAAACTTGACTGGGCTAATTGGTTAATTGTACGATACATGAAATATGAACAATATGTATCTTATGCGGTCTATGCAGCAAAACAGGTTTTACATTTATACGAAGAAAAATATCCTGACGACAAAAGACCAAGAGTAGCTATTAACGCAGCTTTGAAATGTATTAAAAATCCTAATAAAAAAAATAAAGCCGATGCCGTCAATGCCGCCGCCTATGCCGCCGCCTATGCCGCCGCCTA